GGGAGGGCTCATAAACCAGTGGACGTTGAGCTAACGTTTAGAAGTCATACGCCGTGTCAGAGCGGTAGACTGTGGCCCGCTGTGGGCGGGCGAGGGTGTTCACACTCGTGAACTGGACATTGTGAGCAGACACAAGCCGCTTCATAACCTTCGGGCGGTAAAAAGACATGCGATGCTTAGCAGAGGTGTCAGAATAGGAGAGAGTGAAGTTGGCCAACCACGCAAACTGGGTGGCATTCATGGTGCCAAAATGTTCAGAGTGAGCCTTTGCGGCGGCGGCAAGGAAGCTGGCGTTGCGATAGCAGGAGAATTGCTCCTCAATGGACTCTGCCCACGTGCGGAAGTACTCCTCATTGAAGTCAGCTGGATTAACAACTTTGAACAGAGCCTGGGCGGCGCGACGGTGGATGAAAGGAAAACACGCACCTGTGATAGGATCAAGCAACATTTGCACGTATTCAAAGCACGCACCAGGCTCACGCCGGATCGTCTTGAGAAAGTTGCCGAGTGGCTCCACAGAAACGCCAAGCGGCGGACCGCATAGGCACACAGCGGAGTCGTCACCTTGGAACAGGCCGCACCACAACGGGCCGTAGGCAATAGTGAGCACCATGCTAACATGGAAGATATTGCCTTTAAGGGTCCATTTGCGCCCGGACGCAAGCACGTCCTCCGTCCAGAAGACACCAACACCTGGTGCAATTGAACTCCAGTTGCGAGTGCGGTGCAGCTGCGCTTGCAGGTGATCGTACAACCACGAATTGCGCGGTTGGCGCATGCGCAGCACCCTTATGATTTCATCAATGAAGGCGAAGGTGGCCTCATTATGCGAACCATCGCAGTTCGTGAGGTCGCCCTCAAACACACTGCGCCCTTCCATGTGTGGTCGCACCTTATTGAATGCGGATTCCAGCGAGTGCCGCCCAGTTGCTGTGAACGCGAACCGTTCGTTCAGCGAGTCTTCCATGGAATCCAAGGCGACAGCCAACAAAGAGGAGGCTGCAACGGTGTGGAAAGGATCCGCCGAATTGACAGTTTGCCCACCTTTCGGCGCAAAGAGAGGCTTAGCCGGTTTTTGCTGATTCTTCAATATGGTCATCAGGCGAGTGTTGTCATCATCAGTCTGGGCAATTTCCGCCAGATCGAGTTTGAGGTGCAAAGCATCAAGCGCTTTGATCTGTGCGAGTTGAATTTGAGATGGGTTGATGGGGGGTGGCACTTCGGTGTACATAGTCTCGAGCGCAATAGTGGCAGCAGCGCGCCCCGCTTCAGCAAGCGCTGGGGCGTCCATGGTGCAGTACACCTGCCCTGACATGCGAGAAGCAATGGT